GCTGTTTTTTATAAATTAAAAAAAAGTTTGTGCAAACCCTTCGTGACCGATGACCGGCGCGGCTCGGCCCTCCCCCCCCCGCCTGCCGCTCATTTTAGGCATTGCTGCCCGGTCTGAGCATGATGGCCCAATCTGGGTGTTGTAGCTCATTTTGGGTTTGATAACCCATCACAAGCGCAGTCACCCAGCACAAGCGTTATCGCTCATTGTGAGCATGACCGCTCGATGTGAGCATGACCGCTCGATGTGGGCATCAGCCGCCCGCGCCCTGCCGGCAGCCTTGGGCAATGCCAAGATCGCCAACGCCGTCAATTGTCAGCAGACAGCACATCGCCTGTTGACGTGATGCGACATGTGCGCGGCGTTGCGCCTTCAAACACGACGAGCGCCTGCTTTTTGCGCAGGCGCATGGACACGGTCACATCGCAAGGCGCGCTCGCAAGCATTTCAGTTTCAAACGCTGCTGCCTGGCGTTTTGTCATCATGCCCCAGATTGTCAGGCGCTTGGCAATCTTGGCAACGCTCGAAGAATCCGAAGCGTGCTCGCGGTCAACGATTGTGCTGGCGTACATCATTGGTCCTTTCGGCAAACCAAATTTGCTTGGCCCAAACTGCCTACCAAATCCAAACGCGTGGCGCAAGCGCCGAGAGGCAAATCTTGGGCAATGGCATGGGCAATTCAGAAAAGGGGCTTAAGTTGTTGAAAACGCGGGGAAAAAGGGGCGATTGGCAAAATTGTCATTGGAGGGGGCCATGCTCAGATCCTACGCAGGATTTAGCGCGCGCCACGTTGCGGGGCGTGTGGGAATCCCACACTGTAGGATTCCCTATATATTATTTTTCAAATCTCAGGGTCAGGTATAGTAATTATCTATAATGCCCAAGCCCTCTACAATCCCCCGCGTTATCAGCCACTTGCATCACTCAAATCATGGGCAATCGCCAATTTTCAAACCGCCAATCGCTGCCAATCCATGACCCAGACGCTTCAAAGCTCCCAAAACGGGCAGAAAAATTCTTTTTGAGCCATCTGCAAAACATTGCTTGACAACAGCGCAGCGGCGCGCTAAATTCTGGTCATAGGCAAACGGGAGAACACGCAAATGGAAATCGGAACAGCAATCCTTTTCACACTCATCTTCGCACCAATCGTCGCCCTCATCTTCTTCGCAGACTAAACCAACCGGGCGGCGCGCAAGCGTCGCCCACCACACACGACACGCAAACGGAAGAACAGCACATGACATACGCAACTGACGGCAAGTGCCACAACAGCAATCCTGGCACGTTCGGCCACGAATGCGGCAAGCCCGCTCAATTCATCGGCACAAGCCCGAGCGGCTTTCGTTCCGGCTATTGCGTCAAGTGCCGCGCGACAGGGTTGGAAGCGCGCCAATGCGTCAAGTGGGAACCAGCGCCGACGCAGTCGGACCGCGCCGCCTGACGACGACGCAAGTTTAAGCTGGCGCTTGTGCGCCAGCTTATGCGAGCGCCTTCGCTCAACAACAGGAGCACACGCATGACAAACATTCTCTCAGCAATCCTCGACGCCACCGTGGCGCTGATCGTCGTCGCCGCCGCCATCTGCCTGGCGATTGCGCTCAACCCCTAAAAAAGATCGCCGGATCGCAAACAAACGCTTTACAGCACTGCGGTCCGGCTCTACATTGGAAAAGTAGTCAAACGGGGAGAACCACACCATGCTTAAAGTTACACTCTCGATCCGCGCCCTGCGCGCTGTCCTGACCGCCGTCTCAACTGAAGAAACGCGCTACTATCTGAACGGGATCAACCTTGAGTTCACGCCAGACGGCGTCGTCATGGCCGCCACCGATGGCCATCGCATGATCGTGCTGCGCCAGCCCTATGGCGAGCATGGCGCGACAGCGGCGCACGCAAGCGTGATCGTGCCACGCGATCTGGTGGCCAAGCTCAAAATAAACCCGCGCATGAAGACGCTCGACACGACCGATCTGACGATCGGCGATGACGGGCGCCTGACGTTCGAGCACGCTGGCGAGTCGTTCGGCGGATCTCGCATCGACGCGACGTTTCCTGACTACCGGCGCATCGTGCCGCAGGATCTGGATGGCAAGCCCGCGCAGTACAACCCGGTCTATCTGGCTGACTTTGCCAAGGCGCGCGTCGAACTAGGCGCAAACCCCACCAAAAAAGGCGGCGCAAGCCCTGTCGTCAAATATAACGGCGAAAGCCCGGCAATTGTTGACTTCGCCTACGGAACCAGCTTCCAAGCCATTGGCGTGATCATGCCGCTGCGCGTGCCCACCACGATGGTCGCCACGTGCCACACATGGGCGAGCGCGCCTGCGCAGGAATGGCCCACAGACGCCACCACAGCGGCAGCCGACGCCGCAGCGGCGTAACCCTACCTGACGCGCTAAGGACGGCCTACGGGCCGTCTCATAGCGCGCCAGAGGGCGACGCAACACGGGGAAACAACATGAAAAGCACATCACCTCACGGCTGGTCCAACTTCGCGACTTGGCGCGTTTACGCGCGCGTGTTCGACAATTTCGATCTAAATGACTGGCACAAGGGCGAAGACGAACCGATGCTTAGCCTGCCTAACTACATGCTTGTCACGGCGCTCGCGCACATCGAGACGCACATCGAGTCGGCCTTGGTGCGCGACTTCGCCTTTGAAATGTTCGCTGACGTCAACTGGCAGGAGCTGGCCGACCACGTCCTTGACGCGGCGCAGCACGACCAGCAACAGGAGCTTGACGTATGATGCACTTCGCCATCGCCGTCGTGCTGTTCGTCGTCATTCCGTTCGCGCTTGTCGGCGCGGCATCACTTTGGGAGCACTTGTCCGATGACGACGACGACACGCTACGCTGACGGAACGCGCACCGCGACGCACCGCGGCCGCGTCGTGGGCTACTATGCCCGCGCCATGCCGATCACGACAGGCGCACGCGCCTGGCGCGGCGTCACGACCACCGGCACGCTGGTCTATGCGGCCACGCCGCGCGACATCGTCCAGGCGCTGCGCGAGGCGGCCACGTCATGACCGACTGGATCGCTCACTACGCGGCCGTCAAGGCTCGCATCGCTGTCGGGCGCCCGCGCCCGCCAGCAGCACCACCGGCACCGGCACCTGAGCCGGTGCCAGCGATCCAAGCCCTGCCCACGGCACGGGCGAGGCCACCACAGGCCAAGTCGCAAGCGCCACGGGCATCGAACAGGCAGGCGCGGAAGGACCGCGTAGCGGCCCATGCCGCGCGCTACAGCCTGACGCAAGAGCAGATCGAGACCATGTGCGCCGACATCCTGACGGCGCACGATGTTACTTGGCTGACCGTCACCGGGCGCTCGACAAGCGCCGCGCTCATCCGGCCACGGCTGGAGATCTACCGACGCCTGCTCGCCCTTGGTTGGAGCTACTCAGCCATCGGTCGCGCTTGCAATCGCGACCACACCACAATAATTTATTACATCGGAAAATGGGGCAAAACAGATGACCAAGCATAAGCAGACGACCGCGACAGCACCCGCAACGCATCCTGCCGCGCAGGCCGCGCCGCTGACGATTGAACAGACCTTGCAGGAGCGCGAGACGACGCACGGCGACTTCGCCGACGTGGCGAGCTACGCGCAGCTCCTGAAGGACATCCTGCGCGAGTCGATGGGCTACATCAACATGAACGACGCGCAGCGCGAGGCGTGCGAGGCGTGGCTCTGCAAGACCGCGCGCCTTTTGGCTGGCGACGTGGACCACATTGACCACGCGCACGACGTGGCGGGCTACGCCACCCTGTACGTGCGGGCCTGTGGAGCCCGGCGGGCCGACCGGGCAGCGGCTGACGCGGTCGCGGAGCTGGAGGCCGCGCTGGCTGCGCCGCGCTACGACGCGGGCGACGTGAGCGTGACGCTGGTTGGCGGCACCGCCGCGTGAAGCCGCACGCGACACGGGCAGCGTTCGAGGTGATCAAGCGCGACGCCTGCGCCGAGTGTGAGATTGACCCGGCGACGTTCGACAGCCCGTCCCGTGTCGCGGCCGCCAGCACCGCCAGGCACCTCGCCTGGTGGCGGGCGCGTGACCGCCTGACCGTGTCCTATCCGCAACTGGGCGCGTGGTCGGGCGGGCGAGATCCGACGACGGTGTGGCACGGCGTGCACTCAATGGACGCCTGGCTGCATGGACGGGCGTTCGAGGACGGCCTGCGCAAGCGCACGCGAGCGCGGGAGCACTATCAAGCGAAGAAAGCAAGGGGTGAGATATGAGCAACTACAGCGCATTAACGCGCCACCCGGTCACGGGCGCAATTGAAATGGCCGACTGGCTGGACGACCACGACGGAAAGCACCGCTACGGCGTGCGGTTCCCGTCAGACGGCAAGATCTACGGCGGTCACGAATGCGTCGAAGTCAAGCCGCGCGAGATGATGGACGAGATTGAAAGTCTGCAAGTGACGATGGATGTTTTGTTTGCAGACCGGCGTGCAGCACTTAGCGAAAATCATGATTTGTGGCGCGAGATTGAGCGGCTGCGGATGGCGCTAAATGCTGACGCGCAAACACTGCGGCTGCACCTTGGCGAGATGACAGCGCAGGAAATGCGGGCAGTGCAGGCTGCGTTTGCTTGGGTTCTTGCAGGGGAGCATGTTGCCGACGCCACGCTAGGCGACCAGACGTGGGGGCGCGAACGATGATGTTGCAACTTGACCCGCCAATGTTGGTCGTGACGCCCAAGGGCAAAGGGCTGGCGCATGTCTTGATTGACTACGGTGCCGAGCACGACCTGATGTGGGTCGTGTTTCAGGATAGCGGCGAGTGCTGGACGTGGCGCAATCAGGACATCCGCGCGGAGACAAACATAACATTCGGAAGAAAATAACCATGCGAAAAAACGCCGAACGGGACAAAATTATCACACAGCACTACCTCGCCGGGCGCAAGATGATCGACATTGCACGCTTGTTCGGGATGAACTCGCCGGGGCATGTGCGGATCATCGCAAGGCGCAATGGAGCGCCGCCCCGCAAGAATGGGAGGCCGCGCCATGCAGCCGACTGACCACAAGGCCGTCCTGCGCAAGCTGGCAACCGTCGATGGCTGCCAGGCGTCGCTCAAGGCGGCGGCTCACATCGAATATCTGGAGCGCCAGCTCACGAGCGCGCGAGACTACCAGGAACAGCTACGCCGCAAGCTGGGCAAGGTGCGGCACCAACGCGACACGCTGCGGCGTCAACTCATGGGAGAAGAACATGTTGGAGTTTCTGATATACGCGCCGATCATCTTGGCGGTCTGGTCAATGGGCGCGGCTGCAATCGCGATACTGCTAATCCTGCTGTGGCGGGTGCTTAACGACCGATGAAACAATAATACCAAAAAAAGACATGCGTCAGACATAAAACCGCAATAAGCTCCGCCGCGAACGACGGCGGAGGCGGCGACATGATGTTAAGCCCGGCGGAATTGCAGACCCTGATAGTTCAGATGGGCGGGGCGTCTCGCGTCGCTGACCATATTGGCCGCAACGAAAGCTCGGTCCGATCCGCGATTCGGCGTAACAAGCCGCTCCGCGTATCGGACCTTGTGCGTACTGCCAGCCTGCTAGAGGCCGAAGTGGCGGCGCTACGTGCTGCGCGCGACGCCAAGCCTCCAATCCGCACGCGCGTCATCCCGGCAAGAGAAGGCCGCTCAACCCGCGTCGTTGCCATAGGCGACACGCACGACGAGCCGGGCATGGCCAAGGACCGCTTCACATGGCTGGCGCGGCATTGTGTCGCACGTATGCCCGACAGGATCGTTCAAATTGGGGACTTCGCGTCATGGAACTCGGTGTCGTCCCATGAAGAACGCGGCAGCCTAGGCTACGCGCAGCGCCCTAGCTTTCAAGAAGATCTGCAATCCTGCGGCGAGGCGATGGCCGCCTTCTACAAAGAAACGTCCGGCTTGAGCATCCCGCTGGAACTGGTCTGCGGCAACCATGAAGACAGAATCCAACGGTTTGAGAACAAAACGCCAGAAACTGTTGGAACTTTGTGGGCGCAGTTTGAAGACCTGTGCGCCAGGCATCGCTGGCGGCTTCACCCGTACGGGCAATGGTTGATCATCGACGGCGTAGGCTTCATCCATGTGCCGATGAACATTATGGGCCGCCCTTATGGGGGCCAGCAGTCCGAGAACCAGATCGCAAACCACGCGACGCACTCAATCGTCTTCGGGCATACGCACCGCGCGTCGTTCCGCAAGACGCCTAAAATCGGCGCTAATAATTCAATTGAGGTCATGAACCTGGGGTCAGCCATGCCGCACGGCTACGTGGCCAAGTACGCGGGCACCGCGACGACCGGCTGGTCTTATGGCGTGTACGAGCTGGAACTGCGCGGCGGCCACATCGTGTCCTACCAGTTCACGTCAATGATGCAGCTCGAAGAACTGTACGCTTGATGCCGGGGCTACATCCGAACGAGCGCCTGGTTCACGATCTTGTGAACGAGTTCCGGTATAAATGGAGCGGATCGCAGACCGAGTTTCGTATGGCGGAAGAGTTGATCGCGCTAAATCTTGTGATCTTGGCGCAAGAGCAAACGATACAGGAGCTGTTGAAGGACCGACATCTGGCATTCTATCGTGAACCCCCGAGAACGGACGCGCCCCATGGATGACGACGACAACGACAACGTGGTCCACATCGACGACTCCGAACCCATGTTTTTTAGCGACATTGTGTCGCAGCGGGCCATTGCATTCGCAACGCTGGCGCATTTTTCCGAAACATCAGCGGACGCAAAAACAAAAGAGCTAACGCTCTTGATGATGCAGAAGATTATCATGTCAATCAAAACGCCATCAACGGCAGAACTCAAAACGATAAACTAGAAAACCGCCCCGGCTATTAACCGGGGCGGCGCTCTCACTTTACAATCTTCAAGCCAGGCGTTGCTGGCGTCTCCAGCATGTTGCGCAGCTCCGACTTGCTGTGCTCGCGCGCTACGTCGGGCGCGGCGAAGACATGCTTCTTGGTCCCGTGCTGCAACGACGCCAGCCGCCCCATGTCAACCCAGCCAGCCTCCTTGAGTGCGTGCAGCAGCGCCGCCTGCGGGATCTTGACGCCTGCCGGAGCCGACGCCACCAGACGGTCGCAGAGCGCGAAGAAGGGCGAGCCGACCACACCGCGCGAGAACTCGCCAGCGCGGACGCGGATCAGATCCACAAGGTACGACTCGGCGATGGACATGCCATGCTCGACCAAGTTGGCCTTGAACTCTGTAAAGGGCGGCGCGGCCGCCGGGTTGAATTTCGACACGTCACGTGCGTGCATCCATGCCGCGACCTTCTCAAACCCGCCTGACTTGTACCAGCGCCACAGCTTGTCGGCCTCGGCGGGGTCCATCCGGGGCGCGGTTGACCACAAACAAAACCAACGGCGGTCCTGCGAGGGGATCGAAATCGGCACCGGATCGTTCGTAAACGCCAGAACAAACATGCGGTTGAGCATGTTGTAGGGATGCAGCCCCTTGCGGTTGATGACGATCATGTCGGGCGGGGCGGCGATGACGGGCTTCAGCTTGTTGGCCAGCATTCGGCGCGACGCCGCCTCTGGCTCCTTCAGCTCGTTCAGGATCAGGATCTCGCTCTCAAGCTGGTAGCCCCATTGGGACATCAGCGCATCCGCATCGATCAAGCCACGGTTGCGCAGATGCGGGCCACAGACGGCCCACAGGAACGGTGCCCACATGCTGTCCTTGCCACAGCCCTCGTCACCACCGTGCAGCGCGGCGTGGTTGATCTTGACGCTAGGGTTCTGGACCTTGAACGCCATCATGTCCAAGACGTGTTCCAGCTCCTCCGGCTCCGGCACCAGCAGCTTGCAATGGTCCAGCCACGGGCTGACGTTGCCGGGCTGGACGCTCGACACGTCAGGCCGCGCGTTACGCCAGCGGTTGCCAAACACCTCGCCGTCACGCGCGACCAGCACGGCCTCGCCAGCGGCGTAGGTGACGCCGCGCAGCAGCCGGGCGTTCATCGTTTGGCGGTTCTCATCAAAGCAGATCGATGCCTCGATTTTGCGGCCGTTGTGGATCGACTGGCATGGGACATGCCGATAGATGGCGTTGAAGGTCGTGCGGCCCAACTCGCGACAGTCGCGGATGTCGAAGAACGAGTCGTCGTCAGAGATGTAGGCGAAGCGCTCGTACCAGTCAGCCTTCTCGACCCGGCCCAGCTCCTTGCGCTCGACCTCGGCGATGACCTTGGCGGCATCGTCCGAAAACATGTCGGATGGCGTCAGCTTGGACAGCGTGTTGCTCATATGCTCAGCCAGCAGCTCGTCGCGCAGGCCAGGATTGACGCGCGGCCCACCATTATCGCAGACCCAGCGCAAGAACGCACGGCTGTTGAAGTCCTCGCAATGGCCGTGGTAGCAGCAGAACGACCGGTCCAACGGCTTGTAGCGCGCTTCGATCTGGCCGTCCGTATGCTGCGCGCTGTTCGGGCAGACGACGCCCATCCAGCCCTCGGCGTTGACGTTGGACAGCACCAAGCCCTTGTCGTTCAGCCATTCAAGCACGCTGTCCTTGCCGGTGTCGCGCAGACGGAAGCTCACGCCCTGCGCTGTGTCGGCCTCGGCTGGCGTCACGCCAAGCGCCGCGCAAATCTCCGGCAGCGTGAACTCGCGTTCGCGGTGAAACGACACCAGACGCGACACGAAGCCATCGCGGCCAGGCTTCAGATTGACCGATCCGGGAATGCGGAAGTTGCGCACCGCGTTGGTCGCGCCGGGGTCGGTGTAGCTGGCAGCCGCAATCGCCTTGATAGCTGCGGTGAACTCACCCTTGGTCGGCTGGTCGCTGAAGGCGTAGCCCCACTGGAACGACCCCGGCGAGGTCTCGATGATCCACGTCGGCGGCAACGGCGGCTCCTTCGCCTTCGTGCCGACATCGTCCAGCATCAGGCACAGCACGAACTCGCAGTTGGACGCGCTGGCGCTTGGCTGACCTTCGCTGAAACGGTCAACGATAAACGAGCCGGTGTTCATGTACCAAGCTTCGTCCGCCTTCGGCGTGCGCGTCGGCAGGTACGCAGGCCACGTATATTTCAACGTCCCGTCGCCGTGCGTCACCTGCTTGCCGTTGTGCATGACCGGCTTCTGTTTGACCAGCAGCGGCGTCTCGCCGTGCTCTGCCAGCCCTTGGATAAACTCAATAAAGTCTCTCATGTCCCGTTTCCCCTTAACCCTTCCCGTACCTACGCATCGTGTGCACCTCAATGCCAAGTGGTATCCCCTCGGCCCACGTCGGTGTGGAGCACATGATCCGCTTCATCGCCTCGACCGTGCGGTCGGGGTCATTCGTCTCCAGGACGATTTCGTCGTGGACATGCAGCACGGGTTCAAACCCCTCCGCGTCCAGCATCCGCAGCGAGTAGCGCAACAGGTCGTTGGCCGTCGCTTGCGTCACGTTCTCACACGCCAGCCCACGCCAGAGGCGTGCGCGTGGCCATTCCTTCGCGTCTGCTGCGGGCTTCCACGCGGCCTTGGCGTAAGTGACGCCCTCGGCCTCCAAACGCGCGAACGGATAGCAGAGCACGCGGCCGGAAGGCAGAGCGTACCAGAGGTGCGTTCCGTCGAACAAGTAGGTAATCCGACCAGCCGTAAACTCATGGCCCTTGTGGCGCATGGCGCGTGTGTAGGCCGCTTCCAAGTCTTGCCAGAACGGCATGGCCCAGCCGTTCGCCGCGCGCCAGCCGTTCACCATGCGCTTCGCCTCTGGCTCTGGCAGCGACAGGCCGTAGACGCGGCCCATAGCGGCGAACGCGCCGACACCGCCAGCGAAGCCACAGGCAAGCTCTTGAACTTTTCCAACCTGACGCTGGTCAGGCGTCACGTCCTCAAACGCCACACGAAAGGTCGCCATGGCGTTGACTTTGTAGACATCACGGCCAGTGCGGAACAGCTCCAGCTTGGCGTCGCCCTTGCCCGACAGCCACGGGTTGACGCGCGCCTCGATGGACGACCAGTCGGCCACGGCCAGCCAGTTGCCATCGCTCGCTAGCAGCGCCGGGCGCAACATACCCTTCAACACGTCGGTCACGCGGCGGCCGTACAGCGGCACGATCTTGTGACCGCGCACCATCGCCTCGCGCGTCTCGGTCGGCTCCTTGGCGCACTTGCGGGCGAAGTTGTGGACCTGCGCGCCGTAGGACGACGCGCGTCCGGTGGCAGCACCGCCAGCGAACACGAACGCGCCACGGACGCGGTGGTCCTCGTCGTCGGCCAGCGCAGCCAGGCGGCTGAACTTCGCCACGCTGGACGCCCACAAGTCATCAGCGCACTGGATCACCTCGGCCACGTCGGGCGGCACCTCGTCGGGGTTTTCGCTGGCGAAGGTCAGCAGATTGGCGCGGACGTTCTTGTCGATCGACATCTTCTCGACGCCGTCCTTGTGGACGCTCATCAGCTTGAGCGCCTCGGGACCGACGCGGTCCTGCACCCACTGGCGCATCTTCGGGCTGCGCACGCTGGTGATCGCACCCTCCGTCACCTCGGCCACGATCTGCTGAATCTCGGCCAGCTCGTCGCTGGCATACTTGACCGCAGCGTTGCACAGCGCAAAATCGACGCGAACGCCTCGGTCGTTGATGCGCTCGTTGACGTGGTAGTCGGCCAGTTCTTCGGCTGACAGGTCGCGCAGGCTGCGGCTGATGGCGCGCATGGCACGCACGTCCTGCTCGCAATAGGCCACCATCTCGGCCATCAACGTCTCGTCGTCGTTGAACGTCCCGTCACCGCGCGGCACCGACAGCGCCCGGATCAGTTGTGAACCACGATGGTCCTTCTTCATCGTCGCGCCAGCGAAGCGGCCCACGTCCTCCAGCGATCCTGGTGCGCAGTTGGCGCGGGCTTGCGTCGCCGTGCAATAGAACTGCGTCAGCGACGGCTCGCGAATGCCGTGGTCGGGGCAGAGGACGAACCAAAAGATAATCCGCTCGAAGGCGGCGTTGTGTGCTCGGATCTGGCCTGTGTGCTCCGCAACGCGTCGCGGGAACGGCTGGTCTGGCGTCCATGTGACGACCTCGTCGTCATCAAACGCATAGGACATGCACAGCACGGACGTGGAGCGGTCCTGTGCGTAGTTGTAAACGCCGCGCGAGCGAAGGTCGCAGCGGCTGCGCGTCTCAAAGTCAAGAAAAAGCACGGTCATTTAGACCCCCACCGCGTATTTCGCCCTTTATCTAACGCGGCTTTACGCTCCGGCGTCATCCAGTTGCCGTGGCGAACAGAGTCGCGGATGTTATCGCTACGCGTACCCCACCTAAGATTTTCCAATCTATTGTCCGTTGGAATGCCGTTTATATGGCAACATTCGTGCTTCGCCGGACGCAGGCCAGCAAAGGTCGAAAGCACAAGCTCATGCACCATACGTGTTTTTCCACGGCCTAAAACAACAGACAAATGCCCGAAGTTAGACGGTCCGGGCCGCAGAACGCGGCCTTCAACGCGCTTTGTGTACGCCCTCGCTTTACGCGACGCCGCGTAGACAACGTCGCGCGTAACCGAGCGAATTTGGCCGCATGTGCTAGCCTGATACGAACCTTCGTATCCGGGGATGTCTTTCCAGAGTGTTGTCATGATCTTGCACAGTTACTCGCGGGCGCTGCTGGGGGAGGGGCAGCAGCGCCCGCTTTCACTCTCCCTTACGCGCGGCGACGGCGACGCGAATCAGCGGGAGCTTCAGCCGGAGCGTCAGCGACGGGAGGCGCGTCTGCTTCGGTCGAACCGCCATCCATGCCGATCCACTCCACAATGTCAAACACTGGAGTGTAGATGCGGCCATAGGACTTGTGCATGTAGTGCTCTTTCTTCAGACGAACGACCGGAACCGGCTTCGTCTGGTCCTTCTCGACCTGGCTGGCGATGGCGAGCGCCAGCGCCTGCACAGCACGCTTGCCGCCAACGGACGTGACCGTATAGCGGGCTTCCATGTCCTTGTCATCACCGGACACGCACTTCAGCGACATGCCGACCTGCGTCTCCCAGCCACGCTTGGCACCCGCCGGGGCGGCGTCAAGCTCTGGCAGCGGCGACGACACCGGCACCATCTTCTCGCCCAGCACGTCACCTTCGCCCCAAGCAATAAAGCCATGGACAAACGAGAACGGGTTGATGGCCCAAGTCGCGCCGTCCTCGACTTCGGTCTGGTCAGCGCCGAACACCCAATGCCCGGTCTTGTCCATCTTGAGGATGACGCTGCCACCAGCATCAGACACGCCGGTCTTGATGCTGCGCAGGGAGTCCGCCAGCGAGGCAGCGGAGGGAAGGTTGGCGTTGCCGAAAACAGTAAGGTTTGACATTCGTGTGTTCCTTTAGACGAGTTTACCAAGAGCGGAAGCAAGCTGCTTGCCGATCTGCATCACCGCTGGGCGAGGATCATCCTCGGTTGCCAGCGTGTTGCCCGTTGAGATGGAGACGACGAGGTCAGCAGGCAGCGCGATCTTCTGCTTTTTGAGCAGCTTTTCCGCCTTCGCCGGACTGAGGACCGTCGTCTCCACCAATTCCTGTGTAGTCAGACCGAGACGCTCCAGCGCCGACAGCGCCACCTCGTCGTCGATCCACTTGCGCGTCGAACGCTTCGGCACCAGCTTGTAGCCTGGCACCGACAGACCTTCATCAAGCATCTGATACGCGAGCTCGTTCACGCCGCTGATCCATGCCTCTAGTAGTTCAGCCTGCTTAAGATAGACACCAATCTGCGCCGCGTCTATGGCGTGCAACTTATTTTTTAGCGCCCTGTCCACAGCTCCGGTTATAACCGGGCAGACCGGCTTGGCGGCGCACCAGCGGCAGTGATCGCCAGACGAGAGCGGCGCGTCAGGCAGCTGCGCGGTCTTGACCGCGATCAACAGCTCGCGTTCAAACTGGGCGATGCGGTCGAACGTCGTCACCCAACGCTTGACGCTGGGCGGCTGCACGATAATGCACTCGATCTCGGTCGCGCCTTCGAACGCCCACGCGGTCGCCTCAGTACGCATGGCGGCAGCGGCGTAGAACATCGCCTGCGCGTTCTCTTCCACGTCCACAACAACGCCGGAACCGAACTTCCAGTCAAGGACGATGGCGCGGTCGCCCATGCGGCCCACAAGGTCGGTTGAGCCGAACACGCCGGGCAGCAGATCGCCAAAGCCGACGACCTGTTCGACGGCATATTCCATCGTCTTGTCGGGGTCGATGTCGTTCAGCGCGTCCAGCGCCGGGCGCAGTTTGGCGTCGATCAGGTCTTGGTCGAGCGTGATGCCCTCGTAAACCATGCCAAGGTAGTCTTCCGGCGCTTGATCGGTCGTGAGGATTTCCGCAATGACGTTGTGCAGCAGCGTGCCTTCGTCCGCGTATTTGCTGGACGGCTTGGGCGGCATCTGCTGGACGAGC